CGTCCCCAAATAGAGTTGGATGTACTTGTCTTGTGCAAGGATGATAGACGGCACGAGGTACGCGTCCTCGATGCTTCCGTTAATATTGGTAATCCGCTTGATGTAGTCCGGATTGACAAAGAGTACTTCTGCTGTTAGTGCCATTTATCGAGGGTTTAAAAAGCCGTTATTAGGCATATCGGTTGGACGTTGCGCTACGCGCTTATCATTGTCTTCGAGGCGCTTCGCATCGACTCCATCCTCACGAATCAACTTCTTCGCCTGATTTACGGAAATCTTCTTATTGTCCTTGCGCAGGTACGTTTGCCGCTTCCAAAAGTGGTGACAATCTCCGCCTCCTTTGTAGAGCCAAATAGAGTAAGTGTCCGCGCCGTTTGGCCCCCATCCACGATTGACCGCGCGGTTACCGGCTGCAATGATATCTTCCTTCTTGTAGACCCGTCCCGCGCTTACCATCTTTCTACAGAACTCCCGCGAATTATCCGAAACCGTGCCCGGTGCGTATACGTAGCGAACCTTAATAATCTCGGTGTCTTGTTCGCTTGTTCCCGCTGTGGGGCGGTTGCCTTCGGGTACGATGGCACGAGCAAAAGCCCACATCGCATCGCGCGTTTCTTCGAGGTCGTAGTCGACTTCTACCTCATCGATAAGCTCCCATTCATCCCCCAACTCTTCACCTACCTCATCGAGGTAAGAGAGACAGCCGTCGAGGTTGGTTTCTTCGCTAGAGAGCGTAACCAAAGAGCCTTCAAGCCCTGCGGCATTTAGAAGCGTCTTAACGGCCTCTTCGACGACCATACGAGCCGGACGTACTACGTTCTTCTCAAATAGCTCTGCGGACTCTGCAAGCTCTCCTCCGCCGCCCAACTTACCCGGTACAGCAACGCCGAACATTTGAGGCGACGTTACACGGTGCCCGACCATAATCTTCGCCGTTACTTCCTCGCTCAAAAATTGGTATTGGTTGTGAGCGTCCGACAATTGGAACGGCTCAAAATCCGGCTTTCGTTCGGGATCGTCGGAGTAAGTAACGATAAACTTCCCGGCGTTGCCCGCTCCGCTCAACTGCCGCTCGATGTCCATGCGGATACGATTTCGCTCTTCTTGTGGGGGGATGCCGTTCTTGAAGTGAATCGAGAACGAGGGGCTCATCCCGTTCTGGATGTTGTTAATGTGGTAAATCGAAATCTCCTTGTCGAGTTCGATGTAGTTAATCGAACCGACGTAATCCGGCTTCGGATAATAGAACGACCCCGGGCTAAACGGCTTTACGTACATAATCTGCGTAGGGTGGTCGATTTTCTTCTCTACGTCAAAGCAACAAATCTCGACGGGTTCCTCTCGCTTATCGCTCCAGTCCTTCGAGTAATAGTAGTATTCGACCTTCTCTTCTTCATTGACAAAGCCGCTGCGGATGTTCTCGAAAGGCAGGTGCGATACGTTGGCGATAGTCGTTCGGTCAAGGCTCCAATTGATTTCGAGAGCGAAGCCGCCTTGAATCTTGAAGTCCAAACAAGCCTTGCGCAGTTCGTCGTTCAAGTTCCATTGGTCGAACGCCAAACGACCCTCCAAATCGGAAGCGTCGAAGCCTTCGCCGTAGATCATCATCGCGATACTAGTAACCAAAGCGTTGTGCGTGGCGGAAGAGTGGTAGAGGTCTACCAGGTATTGAGGAAAGAGGTTATCGTCGCCGTAATTAACGAACCCTTCTCGGTTGGGCGTTTCGCGATACGAACGCTCCTCGTATTTGCTGAGTTGTAAAATTTCCATTACTGGTAGTAAATAACGTTATCGGGAATAGAAATGCTTGGTATGGTGTATCCCGTTTCCCCGGTTACCGTAAGCGTTCCGCGCTCAATCATCGCAACGACCCGCGAGTCTGTAGGGTCCAAGTTCGTCGTCGAGTTCTGACCCCATACCCTGTAGCTGTATTGCCCGCTTTCCGTCAACAAGATGTGACCCGCCGTGGGTTGGTCCGCATCGGTATTGATTGAAATCTTGGTATAACGTGCATTGTCCGTCACTACGTCAGCGATGAAATAGAATTCTTCTTCGCTTGACAAACTACGAAATTCTACGAGGTAATTCGTAAACGTGTCGAAGTCCTTCTTCGCCTCCTGTAAAGTGAGGTAGAAGAACTGTTCGGTAGAGCTATTTGGTAGGAGTGTAATCATATTGAAAAAGAAAAGGGAGGACTAATGCCCTCCCCCGTCCTGTAACCTGTGAACCAAACAAAATGAAATCAGGAGCCAGCGTTGAAGTCGATCAGTGTGTCCGTTGAAGAAACGAACGGTGCAGGAATCGCCTCTTCCGCTGTCAATTGGATTTGGTAACCGTTGAGGTCGCCCTTCGCGGTTCCCGTTCCGATGGTGCCCCCGGTGGCTTCTACGCCTGTCGTGTGACCCATCAAAATATAGTTATCGTTGTTGTCGACTACGATAACAGAAAGACGGCTCTTCAAGAGGTCGTAAATTTCTCCGTTATCGACTGCGTCCAAGTTGGGCATAGTCAATTCAACAACTTGAGAAAAGAATACCGTTCCGTTCTCAACAGAGGCCGTGACCGTCTGTTGAAGTGAACCGCTATTCTTCGTCAATTCGAAAGCGTAGAAATCGACAGCTGTAGAGCCGTCACCATCTGCACCCGCTCCAGCAATTACGCCAGAAGTGATAGAACCCCATTCGCTTGCGTCGAACGGTGCGATGTATACACGCTTAATTCCTCCGATTTTGTCTTTACAGGGGAAGGAACGCCCTGAAACTGTAATACTACAAGCCATGAGTTAGAGGAATTGTGGGGAGGGATTTAGAGCCCCTCCCCGATTCAATTATGCAGGGATTTCGGTGCGCCACACGGACAAGCCGTCGAGGTCAACCACCTGAGTACCGCCGCTGAACTTCATAATGATGCGCGTAACGTCGTCACCTGTTACACCAGTCAAATCCAAAACGGACGCTTGAATGTGGTCGGTCAACAAGTCCGTACCGAAGTAGAGGTTGTCAATCTTAGAGCAGAGCAACACGTTGTCAGGCATTCCACCCGGTGTGATGATGTCGTAACCAGCGTAGCGAGCAACCGTGCCATCATTCAAAAATGGTTGGTTGTAAGTAGCTGCGAGAGCTTGGTAGTACAACTGCGCAGATCCGCGAGACATGAAGATCTTCGTAGCGGGGTCGCCAGCGATAGCGGACGGTGCGCCCTCTGCGCCACTTGTCAAAGTTGCCAATGCATCGAGGATACTTTCAACGCCTGTATCATCGGCAGCACCGAGAACGGAAGCAGTAACCGTTTCACGGTCAGGAGCACCTGCAACGATTTTCTTAACAATACCATCGAATGCGTCATATGGTGCGTCTTCTCCCAAGTCTTGTTGGTAGTTACCCGCCCAAATGTTATGCTCGATACCTTCAGCAACCTTAGCGGCTACGTATTGAGCAGCGAACGAAGTGAAGTCCGCAGGAGCGTTCGAAGATTGTCCGCGCATCTGCATACCTTCCCACGTAGCGCGAAGGTCCTTGTTGCAAACCTGCTCGTTTACTTGGAGGGCGGTAGCTTCCAAGACAGCCTCTCCCAAAGTGAGAGAACCTTGTCCGGAGAATTCGCAAGTAGCCCCGGTAATCGCAGCGCCTGAGAACTTGCGGAGAACCGCTTTACTGTGTACGTTTTCAATTGTTGAAACGTAACCATTCGCGATTGTGTCCGCAGACAAAACCGCAGCAGCCACGTAGGGACGCGCCGCTTCGCCAGCATATGTGCCGACTGCAACTGTAGCGTTAGCCATTATTTAGAGAATTGGTTGTGGATCGCGGCGACGCGTTCCTGGATTGATAAACTTTTCAAATCGACGGGGGCTTTTACCTCCATCTTGGGAGCGCGTGAGAGGCTTGGTGAGGCCTGCTTGCTCAACTCCGTAATCTTTGCGTCGCGCTTCGCGATTTGTGAAGAGAACTCCTTCTTAGCTTCGGCGACGGCCTTAGCAATCAAGGAAACGACTTCTTCACGGCTCAAAGCCTCTTCGACGACTTCAGCGGCGGGAGCTTCTTCTACCGCCTCTGGTTCTTTAATTTCAGAGATAACACCCTCAGCAACTACGAACATCTTGCCGTCGGCGAGCGTATATTCTCCGTCCGGGAGGGGGATTTGTTCGCCTTCGTCGTTTACTACGAAAACAGAAACACCAACCGCGAAGTCTTCCGCGTCGGTAGAGATTTCTTGGCCGCTGTCAAGGGTAGCGGTTGCCATTTTTACCTCCTTCTCTTCTTCTTTCTTTTCTTCCACCTCGAGGGCTACGGAGTACTCATTGAACAAGTCGGAGATGCGTTCTTTAAGTGTCATCTTTAAAAGGATTTTTTTATATAACGATTTACGAACCTTGTTCCTTACTCAACCGCTCTTCGAGGTACTCGAGTGCTAACTCCACCTCTACGGCCCACAGCAACTCTAATTCGGTGAGTTTGGACTTCGCCCAACGTAAGCCCGCCTTACCTCCCCACAAGAGGTAAGAGATAGTTCCACATTCGGTCGTTGAGTTTGGATCGTAGTACTCCTCCGCTCGTGAGAGGTACGAATACATTCTCTTAATTGTCTCCTCGGAGATTGGTTCACCGTTTGCGAGTTGTTGGGCGCGTACCTTGCCCGTCTGCGTAGCGCATTTGTTGCCCTGGTTCTCGTTTAATTCAATGCCCCTCTTAGCGTTGTTCTTCACTGCGTCGGGGTAATCGCTATACGACTCCATATCTACGCGCTGTCCCTTCTTATATCGCTTATCCTCCTTTACAGTGGCCTTTGCCATCTCGTACTTATTTGCGAAGTACCCCTCGATAGAGAAGCCCTTAACGCTGCCTTCCTTTACGAACTTCTCCCAAATAGCGTCGTTCTCCACCTTCATTGAAACCATCCACGTACCAACGGGAACCTCAAGCCCGTACATACGGCTTTTGTCCTGCTCGCCTTCTACTATCCAACTCTCCACAACGTGGAGGCCGTTAATCTTGTGTTCGTGTTCGAGGGTGGCGTTACCTTGGTTGCCGTTCTTAAAGTACAGCTCCATCGCCCGGCGGACGGTCTTCTTTGAGAAGTAAACGTAATACTCTTCCTCTCCGTTTCGGCGGTAGATGGGTTTATCTGGAATGAGGGCGGCACCCATTACGATACGCTTCTCTTCGTCCTGCGTCTTAAATTGCAAGAGCTGCGAGTTCATCGCGATAAAGTCCGATTCGATAGCGGGTTGTTCTACTAGTGAGATAGCGTCGATTCCGTAGAGTTCCGCTTCTTCATCAATTACGAGTTCTAAAATATTCATCCTACAAGGGAGGCTTGGTCGTTAATACGTTGGTTGGCTTGTTGGGCGTTCGATACTTCCGAAGAGACGACGTAGGTACGGAATCCCGTTTGCCCTGCTCCACCCCCCAAGAATCCGAGGTCGAGTTGTGGGGATCCCCCACCTGCGGCTCCCGGTGTGGTTGGTCGTGGCACGTTAGATCCTGGTGTTTCTCCTCCGCCGAATTTGGTTTTTTTGATGGTGGCTACTTGTGCAACACCCGTAGCAAGGGCAACGGCGGCCTCTACAAACTGCGCTCCGGTAGCGAGCTTAATAGGGTTCCCGCCCGCAGTCAAGGCTCCCGTTACGGCCATCGCGGTCTGGATGATGGCTTGCCCTACTTGAAACTTCTTGTTGCGTTCAAAGGCTCGCTTTTGTTCCGCTTCGCTTTCTCCTGCGAACGCTTCATTTAAGGCCATGAGCGCCCCCATAGCGTTCGAAGCCATCTGTAAATCCGCCTTGAAGTTATCCTGCTTGCGCTTGCGCTTTTTGTCCTCGTATTTTTGGTCTAAGGCGTCGAGGTCTGCGTTTAAGGCATCGGTTGCGGCCTTTATCAAGCCTTCGTCGTCTCCCGCGATTGCTATACGCCGGTCGTATTCCTGCATGAGGGCGATTTCTTCGGCGTCTCGGGCGGCTTGATCGGCTACGGCCATATCTTCGCGCGTTCGCGCATTCAAGGCGGCGAGTTCGGCTTCTCTTTTAAATGCTTCCTTATAAAGCTCGTCTTCTAAATCGATTCGAATTTGTTGCAGCCCGATAATAAACTCCAAGAGTTCGACTTGGATATTTCCGGCCGCTTCTGCTGCTGCGGCGGCTTCTACCTGAGCGGCCGCGAGTTGTTGCTCTCGTTCTAGGGTCAAACCCTGCAAACGGATCTCTTCTTGAATTTGTGAAACCGTCTTATTAGCAATTGCGAGACGCTGATCCGCAATACCTTGTTCTAATTCGGCAGCCTCTCGCGCCAACTCTATCCGCTCATCGATGGAATTGCGTTCGCTATCCCTTGCCTCTTTAAGTTCGTTTATTTGTGCGGTTGTTTGCGCTTCGGCTACGTTAAGTGCGAGAATAGCTTCCCGGAGTCGCTGTTGCGCTTTCGTGAGGGTGGTACTTTCTTCAACTGCCTCTTTAGTTTTATTTACAAACGTCGTCCCCCATTCCACTACAGCCTCTCCGGCATCCGATACTTTGTCCGTAATATCCTCCACGCCGAAAACTACCTTCCCGGCTGCATCTGCAGCTACCTTCCCGGCTTCTTTCCACTTGCCTTTGAAAACTAGCGAGATAGCGTTGCCAATTGCCGGTAGAAACTCCAACAACCCCTCGAAACGATTAATGAGGTTTTGCTTAATTGCGTTCCCAATGTTTCGAATGGTCTCCATTGGGTTCCTAAAGGCGTTTATAATAGCCTCGCCCAAAGGCCGGGCTGCCTCGAAGAGCTGGTTTATAACCACACCAATACCGGCGAAAACTACCTCCAGCGCTTCTGCTACCTCTTTATTTTCCTTAAATTTTTGGACAACCTTTGCAACAAGTGCAACGAGTAAACCAAGCCCGGTGGCTTTAATTGCCGTACCTATTGCGTTGAAGCCTAGCTTGCCGGCTTTGCCCGTGTCCTTTAAGCCATCTTTAACCTCTTTGTTTTTCTTGCTGCTATCCTCGAGCTTTTTATCTATCTCGGATAATCCGGAGGCGATTTCATCGAGCGACTTGGTCACTTCGCCCGTATCGGTCTTATACGTTAGGAGTATATCTTGAGTATTAGCCATTTACCGAGGGAGTATA